TTGTCCCTCTGGGTTTGGGACAAAAGTCCCCCTTCCTGTCACTGACTATCGCGCGAAAGGGAAAATGAAATGTCTGAAAAAGAGAAAAGGTATACTAACAAATATTGGGAAAATGAAGATGGTGAACTCATAGAGTTTGGAGATTGTTTTATGCGCTGCTACGATGGGGCCGGAAAACTTCAGTTTGGTAAATTTTCCATAAATGCAAAAACCGGAGAAAAAAGATATCATGTGAAGTTCGTGCTCGATAGAAAGGATCTTGTAAATAGCGGCGAAGGACTTAGCTATCTTCAACAAACCCTGGAAGACTGGGAGGATAACTATGAAGCTTGAATTTTTTATGGCGATGGAACCGCCGACAATAACACACCAGGCAAAAGGACTGGTTGTTCAAAATGGAAAAGCGGCAGTATATGATTCAGCAGAACTTAGAACAGCCAGAACAAAATTAAAGGCAAATCTTTCAAAACATATTCCCAAAAGATTTATGGAAGGACCAGTATGGCTGGGAGTAAAGTGGTGCTTCCCGATTAAGGGCGCTCATAGAGACGGGGAATATAAGACCTCCAGACCTGATACAGACAATCTGGAAAAGATGCTGAAAGATGCGATGGAGGATCTGGGATTTTTCAAAAATGATGCACAGGTGGTATCGGAGCATGTTGAAAAATTTTGGGCTGACATTCCGGGAATTTATATCGTGATGTGGGAAATAGAGGAGGACCGCATATGAAATTATACATGGCAGTAACGGCAGATAAGTATGAGCTGCCTTGCGCTGTAACAGAGTCAGCGCCAGTATTAGCATCAATGTATGATATTGATATTTCAAGCTTTTACAGGCTAACAAAGATAAGAAAACCATACAAGAAAAAGAAAGTAAAATTTGTGAAGGTGGAGGTGTGAAGATGAAAGTTGATTTGAAAGATATAGCAAGCGGAGCGCTGCAGGAAAAGTTCGCCCACAGTTTTGAAAAGGTTATGGAGAACATGCAGGACGTGAACACGCCATACAAGGACAAAAGGCAGATAGTGATTACTATGACGTTTGTGCAGAATGAACAGAGGGACAACGTTGTTGCTGATATATCTGTGAAAGAGAAGCTGGCAGCGCAGGGCGGTCTTACGACACAATTTGCGGTCGGAAAGGATCTGCGTTCCGGTAAAGTAATCGCAGAAGAGTATGGCAAACAACTCCGGGGACAGCTGAGCATAGATGATTCTGAAGAAACTATTGATTCAGAAACAGGCGAGATAATTGATATAAGAAAGGTTAAATAGGTGAATAGAATGATAAAAGAAGCATTACAGTACATTGTCGGATTGGGAGAAGCGAAAATAAAAGAATGCACGTTGCCAGACGGAAGAAAAGAATTATATTCAGATAAGATTTTATATAGAGTAGAGGCACCGATTCCAGCTGCAGAAATGCTGTGCGTACACACTCTTACGGGGTTTATGGATTACATAAAATCCGACACGGACAAATTTGCGAACAAAATGATCGTGGAAGTGCAGTCCCCGACATTGGTGCGCTTATACTCCCAATTGAACGAATACAGGAGGCGTGAATACTTGCTGGAAGCAAGCGCAATGGTTCCGCATTTTCCGTTTGGAAGCTTTTGCGAGCAAGAGGTATTTTGCATATCACTCCAGTCGAAATTTATTCCGAACAACGATAGGGAATTATTGCTCAAATTTGCCGGAACAGTCGAAAGCGGAACGATAACACAGTACGGAGATGATGGCGTTACACAGAAAGCAACGATAAAAACAGGGTTGACCAGTAAAGGCGAGGCTCTCATCCCGAATCCAGTGGTGCTTAAGCCGTACAGGACATTTCTCGAGGTTGATCAGCCGGAATCCGCATTCATCTTCCGCATGAAAGAAGGGCGTGGCGCGGAATGCGCAATATTTGAGGCAGATGGCGGAGCGTGGCAGATTGAGGCCATGCAGAATGTAAAAGCGTATCTGGAAAAAGAATTAGAAGGAATGGAACAATTTACGGTTATAGCATAGGAGAATAGCTATGAAAAGTAAGAAGAATATATTGGCGCATGCTGCACTGACTATTATTGCTGCAATAGGCATCGTATCTGCGTTCTGGTATGGCTTTGGGCTGGGGATATCTCAGCCCGCCAAAATTGAAGAAAAAACAGTGAATGTTGAGCCTATATCTGAGGGAGTGACTATGGGAGAAGTTTACAGTACAGAGATATGGGATAACGGTGAAGTCAGGGTGACATCAACAATCAGATATTTAAACCAGCTGAGCGAACATACGGTGCTGATAACAGACAGGTCTTTGGACGATGTGCAGCAGGAGATTTGGGATTCGATGGATGTGGCAAGATGAGAATAATTAGAGTGTTTCCGCGCCGGACAAGTTATACACCGGAAGATGCAAATGTAGAGGAGGTGGATAATGATTAACCTACGAGAAGACACCAGTCTAATAGTTTGTGCCGTCCGGTATGCGTTAGGCCGGGAGTCGTACATATCGTATACGGTGCCTGCGGAGGTGCGGTTGATACTGCCACAGATTACAGACGGGATACTGGATGCGTTACGAAACGACGTATCGGACTGGCTGGTGCGCCACCAGGATAACTGGACAGCCAAGGACTGGGAGAGGCTGTATGAGGCGATAGTGAAGGAACAGGAGAAGAGGAAAAGTAGTAATGGCAGGAACAACACCGAAGGTAATAACAGCCCGGCACTGCGATGAATCTATGGCCCGGGCTATGGGAATCATCGGACCGAAACGGACGAACCTGACGAGATGTAATAGGGATTGCAAAGACTGCTTCGCCTGCATAGAGGTGGACTCGGAGGGGAACAGGGAGCATACGGGAATCAAACGGGAGAGAAGATGAAGAAATCGAGGCTAAAAAAATTAAGAGCGCTGATCAAGGAAGCGGAGCATTTACAGAGCGAGTATACTGACATGATCTGCTTCCCTAAAGAGCAGGTTGTAGATTCCGCAAAGGACTATAGCACTGGACACCCCCATACCATATCAATATCTGGGTATGGGGATTCGTCGTATATGGACGTCCGGCAGAAGCTGTACGAAAAGCAACGGCAGATACAGCAAGAGATTGCTTTTTTAGAGGACTGGCTCGATTCGGTAGAAGATCCGGAGCTGCGGGACATTTTACGGCTGCAGTACATAAACGGACTGACACAGGAGCAGATAGCGGCGGAATTGGGGTATGCCAGGGAGACGGTTTCAAGAAAATTAAAGGCATTTTGGGAAAGTAGTCACTGAATGTCACATTTTACATGTGCTATACTTGTATCAGGTGAAAGAGGCAACGATGGTAATGTGTTTCATACTTTTTTCCTCCTTTTTTAGATAACGTTCCAAGAGACTCCCGGGATGGGAGTTTTTTGGTTGGCAATACCTAGGGGGAGAGATAATTTCGGATATGTGATATGCTCCTTTCAAAACAAAGAAAGGAGGAATTACATATGATTTTTAGACTTTTCAAGATAAACGGTCGGATCGTGTATAGCTACGAATATCAAGAAACACCGTTGTCAGACGAAAAAGACGAAGCCGATGTGAGGGCATTTATCGAGGATTTTATACGTGATAGAGTCGTTGATGATGCAGATCTGGGCAAATACAGGTATGAAGTCGTGGGTCACCAACGCTATACCGTTGAAAAAATTAAATAATTACTGGAGAGCCACAACCGGCTCTCTTTTCTTATACACAAAAGGAGGTGTTGCAGGATGGCAAAGCTGACAGCGAAGCAGCAAACCTTTGTTGAAGAATATCTGATAGACCTGAATGCAACGCAGGCTGCAATTCGGGCGGGATATTCAGCAAAGAATGCAGATAAGATCGGGTCGGAGCTGCTAGGTAAAACTAGAGTGGCGGAAGCGGTATCAATGGCGATGGCCGAACGATCGAGAAGGACCGGCATCAATCAGGACCGTGTTTTGCAGGAACTGGCGCGAATCGGCTTTGCAAAGATTACGGATGTCGTAGATCCGGAGACCGCAAAGATCCGGCCTGATGCTTCGGACGATGATCTTGCCTGCATCCAGTCGATTAAGATCAAGCCGAATGAGTTCGGTACAGAGAGGGAAGTAAAGTTGTATGATAAAAAGTCTGCTTTAGTAGATCTCGGAAAACACCTTGGACTGTTCAAGGATAAGCTGGAGCTTAACGGGGATATGGATCTGAATATCACAATTGACTATGGCGATGGCGATACATCATGAATATATCCATAAAAGCAAATCCGTGCTTCAGGGAGCCAGATCAGAGCATAAAGCGATATATCGTGATGAAAGGGTCCGCAGGATCCGGAAAGAGCATGGACACCGCACAGCACTATCTTTTGCGGCTGATGAAGGAAAAAGGCAGAAATCTTGTCTGCATCCGAAAATCGGACATTACAAACCGCGACAGCACTTATGCAGAGTTGACGGGTGCCGCTTACCGGATGTTTGGTGACCAGGCGGACAGGTATTGGAATATCAAACAAAGTCCGCTTCAGCTGATCTGCCGGCATAATGGCAATCAGATTATCTTCCGCGGCGTAAATGATGAAAAACAGCGTGAAAAGTTAAAATCCATTACATTCCAGCGCGGCAAGTTGACTGACGTCTGGATCGAGGAAGCAACAGAGCTGACTCAGGCAGACTTTGAGATTATAGATGACCGTCTCAGGGGCGAGCTTCCACCAGGGCAGTTCTACCAGATCCGGATGACGTTCAATCCGGTATCTGCGCACCACTGGATCAAGAAGCAGTTCTTCGACCGGCAGGATCCGGATGTGTTTACTCATCATTCGACCTACAGAGATAACAGGTTCATCGATGAGGCTTATTACCACCGTATGGAGCGCCGTAAAGAGGTTGATCCGGAAGGATACCAGATATACGGGCTCGGCGAATGGGGCGAGATCGGCGGACTGATACTGAAAAACTACGTAATCGAGGAATTTGACAGGAGCCCTGAGCGATTCGATTACATGGTAAATGCACAAGACTTCGGGTTCAACCACGCGAATTGCATCGGAGAGGTCGGATTTAAAGACGGAGACTTGTATCTGTGCAGGGAACTGTACGTATATGAGATGGACACAGAGGAGATTATAGCACTTGCGGCGGGCAAATTTAACAAGGGACTGCGTATGTGGTGTGATTCCGCAGAACCCGACCGAATCAAGATGTGGCAGAAGGCAGGATACAGGGCTAAAGGCGTAAAGAAAGAGCCGAACAGCGTACATGCACAGATTGACTATCTCAAACAGCATCGGATCCACATTCATCCGGGCTGTGTGAATACGATAAAAGAGATCCAGCAATGGAAATGGAAAAAGGACGACAAAACAAATACATATCTCGACGAGCCGGTTCCGTTTATGGATGATGCCATGGCTATGCTGCGTTATTCAATAGAGCAAGAGAGGAAGGCTCCGCCGAGGTTAAACAGGAATATAAAGGGAGGGCTGTAATGTTCAGACTTGATGCCGAAAAAGAATTAACAGATAACAGGCTGAATAATTTCATAACAGAGCACGCTAGAATCGTGACTGCGAGATATGACAGGCTCCAGCGGGCATACAAGACAGACTATGACATCCTGCACCAGGAAAAGAAACCCACGTGGAAGCCGGACAATAGGATCGTGGTCAATTTTGCCAAATACATTGTCGATACGATGAACGGATATTTTATAGGGCAGCCTATAAAAGTCACGGTAGACGACGGCAACGAGACGATCGCGAGTTACATGGAGTTGCTCGACCAGTACAACGATCAGGATGACAACAATGCCGAGCTTGCCAAGACCTGCAGTATATACGGTCGCGGCTATGAGATGTATTTTGTCGACGAAAAGGGCAATATCGGAATCACGTACTTGACTCCGCTCGAAGGATTCATGATTTACGACGATTCCATTATAGAAAATCCGCGAGCATTCGTGAGACTCTATAGGGACGCAGATAATGTGCTTCATGGCAGTGTCGCAGACAAAACGATGGTGAGATATTTCACCCAGAAGGGCAAACTGGTCTGGGAAGACGAAAAACCCCATGGTTTTGACGGTGTGCCGGCGGTGGAGTATCGAGAGAACGAGGAAGCCATGGGCATATTCGAGCCCGTAATGACCATGATAGACGCATATAACAAGGCCGTGTCGGAGAAAGCGAACGATGTAGACTATTTCGCAGACGCTTATCTGAAAATCCTCGGAACATTGCTCGACGAGGATGAGTTGAAGCATGTCAGGGACGATAGGATCATAAATTTTGACGGCGATACAGAAAAACTTATTGTGGAATTTCTGGAAAAGCCGAACGGAGACACTACACAGGAAAATCTAATAGACAGGCTGGAAAGGCTCATATTCCAGATCAGTATGGTGGCGAATATCAGCGATGAAAACTTCGGGACGTCTTCCGGAATCGCCCTGAAATATAAGCTTCAGGCCATGAGCAATCTGGCAAAGACCAAAGAGAGAAAATTTGCGAGCGGCATGAATCGTCGTTACAGACTTATCTTCTCAAATCCTGTTTCCAGCATGAAGAAAGACGACTGGATGAAGCTGCGCTACCATTTCACGCAGAACGTGCCGGCAAATATACTGGAGGAAGCGCAGATTGCAAATCAGCTGGAGAACGTGGTGAGTCAGGAGACGCAGCTCAAGGCACTGTCCATAGTCGACAATGTTCAGGACGAGATCAGGAAAATCGAGGACGAGCAGGACAGTCAGGCCAGCAGAAATATGACGCAGATATTTAACGGTGGATACAATGGCGATGAGCAGTAAAGACTACTGGGCAGAGCGAGAACGGGAGAACCTGGAAAAGAACCTGAAGACCGAAGCCGAGTATTTCAAGGAAATCGAGGATATTTACAAATATACGATGGATCAGATCCAGAAGGAAATCGACAGCTTCTATGCCAAATATGCCAGCAAAGAAGGCATAACCATAGCGGAAGCAAAGAAGCGGGCGTCCAAGCTGGACATGGAGGAATTTTCCCGGAAGGCGAAAAAGTATGTCGAAGAGAAAAATTTCTCTAAGCAGGCAAACGAGGAAATGAGGCTTTATAACCTGACCATGAAGGTGAACCGTCTGGAGCTGCTGAAAGCGCAGATCGGACTGGAGCTGGTGGCGGGTTTTGACGAACTGCAGCAGTTTTACGAGGAAAGGCTGACTGAGCGAACGCTGGAAGAATTTCAGCGGCAGGCCGGCATCCTTGGTCTGACAATACTGGACAATGCCAAAATGGCCGAAGCCATCGTGAATGCGTCATTTAAAAACGCCACGTTTTCGGAGAGGATTTGGACACACCAGGAACTGCTCCGGGCGGAACTGGAAAAGCTGCTGCGGACAGGGTTGATTCAGGGAAGGAATCCACGTGAGCTTGCGAGGCAAATCAGGAAGGCATTCAATACATCAATCTTTAACTCAGAGCGACTCATGAGAACGGAGCTTGCCCGGGTGCAAACGGAAGCGCAGAAGCAGTCATACATCAGGAATGGGTTTGACCAGTACACGTATATAACCTGCGGAGATGGTAAGGTGTGTGGTGAGTGCAGGCCACGTAACGGCAAGCACTATGACGTGGATGACATGATGCCGGGCGACAACGCACCGCCAATGCATCCGTGCTGCAGGTGTAGTACGGCTGCATACATAGACGACAAGTCGTATGATGACTGGCTCAACGGATACAAAGACCACGGTTTGAGTTATGCAGACTGGAAGAAACGGAGCGATCAGGGCAAGAACCCTGAAATGAGACTTGCAGATGCTAAATTAAAAAGATATACTAAAAACGAAATCAAGAGCATCGCAAAAGAGGCTGACCGAATTGCCGAAAAGCATGTCTCTAGGCGGAGCAAATGGAGCGGGAAAATCATCGTTAATGATAATGCTGACTTGTACGGAAAACTTTGGAATTGCGACATTGCGACGAAAAACGAGACAAGCGGGCACATACTTCTCCATGAGCAACTACACGCAAGATCAATTAGCTACGATAACCCTGCCATATATGCTAAATATCAGAAGATCGAAGAAGCAACGGTTCAACTGTTAGCACAGGAGATAAGTAAAGCCGAGGGCATTGAAATCAATAAATCTATGTATGATGACTTGGTCAATAACCTACGAAAAATCAATCAAGAGATTGGTGTTGCAAAATCAAATTACGATTTCGCTATGCAGCTATTTGAGCAACCTGTGACGAAAAGGCTTGGTTGGCTAGAGGATAAAATAGCTGAGGCCATGAAGAACGACGGAACGATTGAATTATACCAAGAATTGAATGAATTTATAGAACAATTGTACGGAGGTATCTGATGGATCCATACAAAATGGCTGAGAAAATAAGAAACAAAACAGAGCTTGATAATGAGTGGTTTGAGATTAGGGATGAGATTCTACAGTTCCTAAAAGAAGATCATCCAGAAGAAGAGAAAAAGCTATTCGTGCCGCTTGGATATATGGAAGTGGTAACCATGATGTGCGATGGAATTGAGCATATGAAAAAAATGAAGGAGGGTAATGATGGCAAAGGATGATATGGATGTAATTATATATAAAATTTTACGGTATATGTATGAGTGTATGAAGCAGGGAAGAAAGCCAATGTTTGAGGACATATGCCACGATTGCATGCTTTTTAAAATTCCCAAAAGCTATTGGGATAACATAATTGTTGAACTTATCAACGCAGGGTATGTCAGGGGATTTATGCATAGGGATTCTAAGGATGGTCTTGTCATTACAATGACTGACAGTGCGGCAATAACCCTTGATGGAGTACATTTTTTAGAAGAAAATAACAGGATGGCAAAAGCAAAGCAGTTTTTAGGGAAGGGTTTTGAAATTGCGCTGGGAGCGGTGCTGACAGTTTGATACAATACGGGGATTTAGAACGTACTCGGGTGACCTTCGGGCCCCGGGTCTTTTTATGCTCATTTTAAGGAGGTAACTGTGAAAATACTGGAAAATTGTAAGATCGATATCCTAGGAGAGGAATGGTCAATCGAGTTCCGAGGGGAGCCTGAGGATTCCTGTCTAAAAGAAAATGATGGGTATACGGATAGTAGCGTAAGGCTGATAGTGGTAGATGCTATGTGTCATATCGAGCCAGACAGTAAGAAAGATTTGTATGCATATAAACAGCAGGTACTTAGGCATGAAATACTGCACGCATTTTTGTATGAAAGTGGGCTCTCAAATTGTAGCCATAAAAGCGGCAGTTGGGCGGAAGATGAGGAGATTGTCGACTGGTTTGCGATTCAGGCACCTAAAATAATCGCGGCGTTTAAGACGGCGGGGTGTCTATGATAACGATTATGATGTCCACAGACGGGGTAAAAGTCCGAGGGCACGCAAATTACGCCCCGCAGGGACAAGACATTGTGTGCGCCGGCGTGACAGCTCTCACGCAGACGCTGGTTGGGTCCTTAGAGACTTTAACCGGTAACAAAATTAAATATGATATGTCGCCCGGAAGGGTTGATATAGAAATAGAGGATCCGGACGAAGATGCGCAGCTTCTTATGGATTCTTTTTTAGTTGGCATCGAAATGATCGCCGACGAGTTTCCGGAGTATATCCGGGTAGAAGAGAGCAATGGTCTGGGCTGACAAAGGAACGGACTGGGGCAAAATGTACGGCAATGGTCTGGGCTCACGACTGTGAGAATGGACTGGGGCAGAAAGGAAAGATGATGTTTACAAAGATGTTTGAGGAGGATCGCAAGAAGATCCTGAGGAAGTTACAGCTGTTTGCGGAAGGTGGGGATCCGGCAGCCGGTTCCGGCGGCGGTGATCCGAACGGTCTCGGCGAGCCGCCGGCTGATGGTGGATCGGAGCCGATGTCGTTTGATGATTTCCTGAAGCAGAAGGGAAATCAGGCGGAATTTGACAAGAGGGTCAATAAGGCTATAGAGACTGCGGTCGGCAAAGCCAAGGAACAGTGGGAACTGGAGACAAATGACAAGCTGACGGAGGCCGAGAAGCTGGCCAGAATGACTAAGGAGCAGAAGGCCGAGTATAGACAGAAGCAGCTGGAGAATGAAATTGCAGCGCTGAAGCAGGAGAAGGTCGCTGCGGAAATGGCCAAGATCGCAAGGAAGATGCTGGGCGAGGAGGGTATCAACATACCTGATGAGCTGCTTGCGAACATGATCGGCACAAGCGCCGAGGAGACCAAGGAGTCTGTTGAAAGTTTCTGCAAGCTCTTTAAAGATTCTGTGCAGGCGCAGGTCAAAGAGTCCCTGAAGGGCGGCGCTCCGAAGGCGGGCTCTGAAAACAAGCTGACGAAAGAGCAGATTTTAGAAATCAAGGATCCTATCGAACGTCAGAAGAAAATAGCAGACAATATTGAGTTGTTTAGTTGAGAAAGGAATGTATAACATGAAAAAGACAGAACTTCAGATGTTTGCGGCGCCTGATAATCTTACGGGTACCGCACAGATTCAGGTTAGGGCGAGAGAGATAGATTTTGTAACCTCTTTCGGAAAAGACTTGCAGGCACTCCTTGATATTATGGGCATATCAAGGATGATCAGAAAAGAAAACGGCACTGTGCTCAAGACGAAAAAAGTTGTTGGGACTCTTCAGTCGGGAGCGGTAGCTGAAGGTGAGGAGATACCTTATAGCCAGTACACGGTGGAGGAGACACCATTTGATTCTATAACGATTGAAAAGTATAGAAAGGGTGTTTCCATAGAAGCTATTGCCGAGAAAGGGTACGATGTTGCTGTGCAAGACACCGACAATGAGTTTAGAAGCGATCTGCAGAATGAGATAATAGATAAGTTCTATACAGGTCTCAAGATGGGTACGCTTTCCGGCTACGAGTCCACATGGCAGATGGCGTTTGCTATGGCTATAGGTAAGGTAGTAGATAAATTTAAGAAGATGAGAAAATCTTCGACGGGTGTAGCCGTATGGGTAAATACGATTGACGTGTATAAGTACGTTGGTGCGGCCAACATCTCTGTACAGACGGCCTTCGGAATGACCTACATTAAAGACTTCCTCGGAGCCAATATTGCATTTATCTCTTCGGAGATACCGGAAGGCGTGGTTATAGCCACACCACTCAACAATCTTGTTGCATACTACGTAGATCCGGCAGATTCCGAGTTTGTGAGGGCAGGTCTGGCATATACTACTGATCCGGAGACTGGATTTATCGGATTCCACGCACAGGGTACATACGAGAGAGCTATTTCTGACATGTTCGCAATCATGGGAATTAGGATCTTTGCGGAGTATCTCGACGCTATAGCTTATATCTCAGTCGGCAGCTCTGATACACAGACGCTTAAGACTCTGACGGTTAAGTCTGCGGAAGGCGAGGAGGCCGGAAAGACGAAGATAACTGTAGAGCCGCAATTGTCGTCAATAAATAACTGTTATAAGTATAAGATCGGGGCATCTGCTGCGACAGCTGTAACTTACGGTATGGACGTAAAGACGTGGACGAGATGGGACGGCGAGTCTGAAATAACCGCAGAGACCGGAAACCACGTAACGGTCGTGGAATGTGACCAGAACTATAAGGCTGTAGCATCCGGAGATGCGGCCGCTGTTATAAATGCAGGAGCATAGGAGGTAAGTGATGCACAGAGTAATTAGATTTTTTACTGATCTTCATGACGGGAATCATCCATATAATGTGGGTGATCCCTTTCCGCGTGACGGGATAGAGGTTACGGAAAAAAGACTCACAGAGCTTGCAGGTTCTGATAACAAACAGGGGAGACCGCTGATTGAGGCGGTTGAAGATACAGAAGAGAACTCCGAAAACAACGAGGAGTGATAGTATGCTTAAAGATTTGAAGATTCTTTTGGGGATAGCAGAGGACGATACATCGCAGGATCCAAAGCTGAATCTGATATTATCCGGAACGCGAAGCCGTCTTAAAGCGCTTCTAGGCGGACAGGATCCTCCGGAGGAACTGGAGTACATCATTACGGATGTAGCGGTTATCCGGTTCAATAGAGTCGGCTCCGAAGGCATGACGTCCCATTCGGTTGAGGGCGAGAGCCTTTCGTTTGCGGATAATGACTTTGCGGCATATATGGATGATATACAGGCATTTCTCGACAAGCAGAAGGATAGCGGGAGAGGCAGGTTGAGGTTCATATGAGGTATGACACACGAGTTTATTTTCAGAGGGTCACCCCGGGAGCCTACGATGCGGATACTGGTGATTATGCGGATGACACCATAGTGGAAACCCTGCGGTATGCATCTGTCATGGACACCGGCCGGGAAACGCTGCGTCTGGTTTACGGGGAAATCCGGCAGGGGAGCCTGTCCATACAGATTCAGGGGCATTATGCAGAAGCCTTTGACCGCATAAGAGTGGGCGACAAGGTTTATTCCGTAGATGATTCCAGGAGCTTGAGGACGAAGCAAACGTTTGTAGTATCGGAGGTGCAGTGATGGCATATACAATGAAATTCGTGGGGCTTGATGAGCTCCAGCGCGGTCTGATAGAGCGCAGCCATCTTGAAGCGGCAAAGACTGTGGTTGCGAAGAATGGGTCGCGGTTACAGACCAGGGCGCAGGAGAATGCCCCTGTTGATACTGGTACGCTTAAGAGAAGTATCGGTTTGTCTATAGAAGACGGTGGTCTCACAGCGAAGAGTGAAGCGACTGTCCACTATGCCGGATATGTTGAGCTGGGTACCCGATTTATGGAAGCGCAGCCTTACATGAAGCCGGCACTTAATCAGGTGAAGGGCAAATTTAATTCAGACTTGAGAAAGCTGGTGAAATAAATGGATCCACAGCAGGAGCTGTTCGCAGAATTGCTGCAAAAAATAAAAGAATGGGGATATGATGTATATGATGGGGCTTTACCTCCGAAAGATACGCCATATCCCTTCGTCTATCTGGCAGACAGCCAGCAGATAGACGATGCCAATAAAACCGCAGTGTTCGGGAGCGTGTATCAAACTATTCACGTGGCACAACAATCCTAAGCAGCGGGGGACGGTGTCGGCCATGCTTTTGGCAGTAAAGGATGTTTGTCGAAAAATAGACCACACTAAGAATTTCGCTTGGTATGTGAGGAATGTAGACCAGAGGATACTTGCGGACGATACAACGAAAACGCCGCTTTTGCATGGGATGCTGGATATAGAATTTAGATTTGGTTAGGGGGTAATTTTATATGAGTGTAATCAGAGGTAACAGAGTCATTTATCTGTACAGACTTTTAAAAGAAGCTACGACAGTAGATGCTGCAGCCGTCGCATTTACTACGGAAAACGGCAGAACAAAGTCGAGAGATGCAGACACGGTCGAAACTAAGGACGGTCCTGTAAGGACTCCGGGAGCATTAGAATCAGAAATAACCACAACAGCTATCTTCGCAAATGAAAATGATGACATGATAAAGAAATTGGAGAAAGCAGTAGATAATTCTGATAAGGTAGAAGTCTGGGAAGTGAATCTCGACGATCCGGGCGAGACTGAGAACGAAGGCAAATTCGCCGCCAAGTATTTTCAGGGATACGTAACGGAGTTTGAGCTTACATCGAGTTCGGAGGATCATGCGGAGGCGTCTTTGACGTTTGGCCTTGAGGGAACAGGTGCAGATGGATACGCGACAGTATCCGATGAACAACAGGAGATTGCAACTTATGTGTTTGCAGATACGCAGAAGACAGGAGCATAGAGAGGGCGGAAAACCGCTCTCTTATTTTTTTATGAGAAAGGAGATAGAACATGCTTGAACTAACGATAAATGGTGAGGTATATCAGTTTAAATTCGGAATTGGGTTCGTGAGAGAGATAAACAAAACAGCGCAGATGCCGGTCGATGGTGTGCCAGGAGCCAGCCAGGATGTGGGTCTTGAGATGGAGATTTTGAAGGTCCTGAATGGGGACGTAATCGCCCTGTGCAACATGCTGGATTTGGCAAACAAAGGATTTTCCCCAAGGGTAACTAAGAAGCTGATTGACGACTACATCGACGATGAGGACACGGATATCGACGCGCTGTTTGATACGGTGATAGATTTTTTAGGGCAAGCAAATGCTACCAGGAAGGCCACAAAGAAGATGATGGAAGCCCTGGAGATAACAACGGAGAAAGAACAGTAAGCTTTGAGGAAGCATACCAGGAGGCGGCCCTGAATTGCTTCCGATTTTTGGGATTTAAGAGTTTTGATGAGGTAAATAGGCTCACTATAGCAGAATATGAACTGTTGATGAAAGCGGCCGAGCTTCGCGAGGCTGATATCGACTATCGCCTGCACATGCAGGCATTTTTAAATGTTCAGGCCGGAGCCAAAAAGAAGGCCGGCAAGAACAAGGAACGGCTGGTCTATAACAGGTTTGATAAATTCTACGACCGTAAAAAGGAAATCGACAGGATCATGAAGCCTAAGAAAAAAAGTCGTTTTTACGGCATAGGCGAGCTGTTTAGAAAGAGGAAAGGGGGAGATCAGAGTGGACAGTTATAGCGTACAGGCGATACTGACACTGAAAGACAATATGTCGGCAGGGCTGAAAAACGCTGCCGGAGCCACTGAATCCCTCGGAGGCAAATTTAAACGTGCCGTAGGTCTTGGTGCAGCTATGCAGATCGGCATGGGTGCGGTAAGTAAAGCCGTGAGCACGAT